TATTAAAGCTTTATCTTCAGTGTCAGGTAAAAGCGAATGTAACCACTCAACTAGGATTTGTTTTCCTTGTCTTCGTATTGCTTTAGCTTTTCTTCCATTCATTTGTAACCTCTTCAACTCGTGGAAGCTTTGCAACATTTGTTAAGTATTCAAACTTCTTAGAATATTTAAATACTCTAAGGCCCATACCTACATTAGAATCTTTATAGCATTCAAACTTATGTCTGCAATATACACAACCTCTAGCAATTTTCATATTACCTGAAACTCCTTCTGGAACAGTAGGATAACAAAACTCTGTAGGAGGACTATCTTTCTTTATCTGTTTCTTTAAAGTTTTTATTCTTTCCTGAATGTTAGGTTTGTCTAGTTCTTCAGGTCTGAATAACGTAAGCTCTCCGTTTTCTTTGTTAAGAACCAGGAAACCACCTTTGTTTGTTCCTTCTGTTTCTTCGTAGGCTGTAATCTGAGCCATATATCCGAAGGGATCATCGTCAGCAAGTGTTCCTTCTTTAAACTTCTTGAATGCAAAACCTGAAGCTGTCTTAATATCCACAACTTCGCCATCTATTTTGCAGTCCATGTGTCCTTTGATACCATTGACAACAACTTCCTTTTGTTCTGAAGTAACATCGTGTTCTGCTAAACGAGCTAGAAACAAAACCACTTCTTCCAAGATGTGTCCATACAAAAACTTTATCTGTACTGGCGCAGAAAAAGAGCGCGTTTTTAATTTTGTTTTCATGTCATACCAAAGCTGTCTGTTAGGTTTACCTATGTTTGACATCCTTAGTGTTGGCTTATCAACTGGATGTTCTCCTGACCAATTTAAGAGTGCTTGTTTCATTGACTCTCCAAAAGTCGTAGCTGTTTCTTCCGAAACATTTAATGACTTACCTTCGGTTAATGTATCTAGTTTATCGTAGATGTCTTGTACTAGTGTGTCTAGTGTTTTTTTATTTTTCATAATTCTTTTGTATCCTTTTTAAAAATTAAATTCTTGCTGATCTAGTATATAACAAGATTCTTCTTGGATTATTTTTTTGTTTTTTCTTACGTGCGGCATATAGTCTCTTTCTTTCCATGTCTTAATACTATGACAATTTTGACATCTTACTTCACACTTTCTAATTTCAGCAAATAGTTCTTTAAGATATTGTCTGTTTTTTATTTTATCAACAGTAGTAATTCTACAAACCAATGTTGACATATTTGATCCACTTTTAGAAGCATCTAATAATTCTGTTTTTTCTTCTCTAATTATATGATCAAAACACAATGCTTTAGGATGTTCATTATATCCACAATCTATACATCCTTTGGCTATTTTATATTTATTAATTCTTCGGTATCTTCTATCTCTAATATATTTTCTGTAATCAGAACTAGTGAGTTTCACTCCAGTTGTCTCCTATTCTATATTCAGCATCGAGTGGACACTTCATATTGTAATATTTTCCTGCTTCCTTAATAGCTTCTACACCAAGTCTTCCAATATATTCAGCATGGGATTCGTGAACTTCTATTTGCCACTCATCGTGTATGTTAGCAACAAACTTGAAATCCAGGTTTCTTGTGTTAGCTTCTTTGTTTAGAATAATTAACGCTCTCTTCATGGCTATAGCACCACCACCTTGAAGTAAACTGTTTAAAGAAGAATGAACTTTCCTTATAAGGATACGTCTTCCATCAAGACCTTTGACGTAGCCTTTCGCTGCTGCTTTTGTAACTCTATTTCGTAGTCTTTTAAATGCAGGCTGATCAGCAAAGAAATATTCTCTAATTCTTTTACCATCGCTTTCGCTTCCACCAACCACCGCTCCGAGTCTTTTATTTGCTGCTCCGTAGATGAGTGCATAGATGAAAGTTTTCGCCTGATCTCTTGATTGAAGTCGTGCAATTTTTTGATTATAGGTGTGTATGTCTCCATTAATGATCTCATTTGTAAAGTCCTCGTCTTTCATGTAGTGAGCAAGCATTCTAAGTTCTAATCCACTTGCATCAATACCTATTAATTTATATCCTTTAGGTGTGTTCCAGCATTCTCTGCATTCTTTACCATAAGGACTCTTAATTGATGGAACTTGTGCCATGTTAGGTTTCCTATGCGCCATACGACCTGTAATAGTTCCGTTAGGTATCACAAATCCATGCACTCTTCCATCATCTTCAACAGCTTCTACCCAAGACTCGATCTGTGCAACTCTTTTTTGCAAAAGTAGATACTCTGCTATGAGTTGAGCTTCAGGTATGTTCTTAATCTTTTTTAATATCTTCTCATCAACTACAGGTTGACCAGTAGGTGTAAACTTTTTAGGTTTCCAACCAAAGTCTTGTAAATACTCACCTATTTGTTTTCTTGAACCTAAGTTAAACTCTTGAAGTTTCTTTCTCATGAATGGTTTAGGTTTAGGAACTTCAAAATCTTCTTCCTGTATTCCGTTCACACCTTTTTTAAGAATAATTTCAAGAAATACCTGGTCGTATTCCTTATCTGTCATCCCTCGTTTAGATAACGAGCCGTCTTTCTTAACATAAGGAGCTACTAATTTATCATCTATCCATTTAGGTTTAAATACTTTATGGACTTCTCCCTCTGCTTCATACATTCTTTTATAAAGTTGTGAAAGTAATTTTTCAGCTTTAGGTTTATCAAAACAGAAACCAGATAACTCCTGTTGTTTCATTAATAAATTTACAGAGTGTTCCAACCTCACACTTTCTTTTGAAAAACCTTTTGCTTCTTTCTTTAAAGCATTTAAAACAAGCAAGTTTAAATTAACATCTCTAGCACAATAGTTTATCATTTCAGGTGAATAGCTTGTAAACTCTTTAAAATTAATTTTAGGGTATTTTAATTTATATCCCCACCTTGCCAAACTGTGTCCTCCTTCTCGTGAAGGATTAAACAAACGAGATAAGACAAGAGTATCTACCACTTTTTTACTGCTTAAATCTACTCCTAAAAGTTTCTTGATAACAGGAATATCAAAGCCTAGTATGTTATGTCCTATTAGTTTGTCTGCTGATTGAAGTAACTCAAGACCTGACTCTAGTTGGTGAGGAGCAAACCTGAAAAGTTTACCAGTGTCAGTATCTTGAGCTACAATGCACCAAACTTTGGTAGCTTTTAGATCGTCAGTTTCTATGTCAAATATTAAACTAAGCATATTCGTTAAACTCTAAATCATTTCTGTCATTATCATCTTCGTAATCTTCGGGCTGGACTTCTGATAATCTACCTGTCTCTCGATCATAAAGAAGTTTAGTAGCAAAACCTACATCACCTGTGTATCTAGATTTCAACACTCTTAATACTGTGGTGTTGGCTTCTTCGGGATCATCTGCTTGTTGGTTTCGTTCCAATCCTAAAACGCAGTCACTTAGTTGAGCTATTGACTGGCTACCTCTGAGGTGAGAAAGATTAACTTGTATTCCGTCTTCGTGTCCTTTGTTGCCTACTACTCTGCGTAGATGAGAAACCAAAATGAGTCCTGCACCTGTTTCTTCTACAATGCTACGGAGCTTTGTCATAATTCTGTCTATGGCTCTTCGTTCATCGCCTTCAGTTATAGCACTTACTAACATATGTAGATGGTCTATAACTATCCACTTACAATCACAACCAACGATCATGTATCTCAATTTAGAAAAGATTTCTTCGATAGAATTAGTGCCAAAGTGTGCGTGTATCCATACTCTGTTCTCGTTTTCTCCGTTATAGAGAATGTCAAAGTAATTATCTATTTCTTCTTTCGAGAACCTTTCTAGTTCTTGGTCAATATACAATCTTGCATTAGCTTCTATAGATAAGATACCACTGATAGTTCTGTTAGGATCTTCTTCTAGGGATATGATACCTACATTGTCGTCTGTTTCTTTTATAAGCCAATGTTCTAGTTCACGAGTGACACTAGACTTACCTAGTCCTGTGCCACCTGTGAGTGTGACTAGTTCCCCTTCTCTCAAACCATAAAGTTTTCTGTTCAATCCTGCATAAGGATAAGGAACACTCTTCTTCTTTTCTCTTGTGAGAAATTTAAGTTTATGTTCTGATACATTGATAACACCTGAAGGTGTATAAGTTTTGGATTCCCACCAAGTTTGGTTAAATGCATTCTTTGCACCTGCCATGAGCATATCATTGGCATCTTTGAAACCATTAGGTATACGCATTATCTTTGCTTTTCCAGGAGTTAGGATTCTTGCTACTTTCTTCGCAGCTTTCTGACCTGCCTTATCTCTATCAAAGCAGATAACTACATTGTCAAAGCTTTCTACAAACTCTAGGCTATCTTTCACATCACGAACAGCGCCTTGTGCGCCTGTCTTTATACTAACAACTGCCCATTTAGATCCAAGCATTTCATAAGCAGCGAGTGCATCGTATTCTCCTTCTACGATAGTCAGATACTTGCCACCACTCTTGAATAGTTGTTCGCCAAACAGTCCACTTTCATTCAAAAACCCAGTTGTCCTAAAGTTTTTGTCCGTTCCATCTTTAGTATATTTAATTTTTGTGGCTACTAATTGATTGTCTGCGTAGTAAGGAAAGATTTGATCTCCTATCTCTACTTGATCACCTTTAAAATGTTGAA